AGCAACCATCCACTTCGTCGTTGCGATGTGTGAGGAGCGTGGATCTGGTGCGTTCTTGCTCTCAGGCGCTAACGAAGCCGCCGGAGCCGGTGGCATGAGCTCAGCCGAGATGCATCACGCAGCTGCCTACGACTTGCTCGACACATTCCGTAACATCTGGGGTCGTGTCTAATGTCTCGTCAAATAGTCCGAGACCAAGTAGTGGACTATCTGGCAAACGCCGACATTCAAGGTCTCTCCACCATCTACACCTTCCCACCAAAGATTACGCCCGAGGGGATGTTCTACATCGGGCAAATCCCAGGTCAGTTCGAGGGTGCGATTGTCTTTACGTTCATCGAGCGTCAGAGCGAACAGCGCCGAGCGTTGGGTGGGTCAAACAGTGGTATCAAGTTCGTGACCTACAACTTCGTGTTCTCGTGCTACTTCCGATCTACGCAGAATCAAGCCGAAGTCGCAGCCATGAACAACGAAGCTTTTCTCGACTCGTTCGTCGAAGCAATCCGAGCCAACCGCACTGCTGGCGCACCGCAAAACGCAACCGGCAACGTCTGGCAGTGGGGCGAAGGTGGCATTGACGGAGGCGTAGACATTCAGATTGAGTCCGACCTTCCAGTGCTACTTGGTGGCGCACAAGAAGTCACCCAAACCTTCTCGACTATTCGAGTTACCGTATTAGAACAGGACTACACATGAGCCAATTCACCTACACCGGATTCTACGAAACGGTCTACACCGGAACCCTCGACACGAACGGCAACGTCCTGGTCGCAGTTCCAGGCCAGACCTACTCGCTCGACACCGCTCCCGACGCCTTATGGGTCGCCGTACCTGCCAAGCAGACAGCCCCAGAAGCCAATTCTCAGCCTGTAACACCCGAACCCGAATCAACCCCTACCCAATCAGAAAGTGAGCCTCAGTAATGGCCGCCTACTTAGTAGCAAATAGTTACCTTGGAATCTTGCCAGAGGCCACCCGTGGTGTCTTGAACACCGGCGGAACCCCTGTCTACATTCCAGTAACGTCGCCCCAAATAACTCCAAACCAAACCTTCCTTCGTGACCAGGCTTTGCGTGGATCGCCAGTCACGGTGTACGACCAAGTTCAAGGCGTACGTCACGATGAATATGATGGGAAATTTTACCTATTCGCTGACACCTTCCCTTACCTCATCAAGTCGGTACTCGGTGGAACTGACACGGTTAGTGGTTCAGGCCCCTACACGCACAACATGAAGTTGCTGAACAACGCCTCAATCGGTTCACAGCCCGAGTCGTTTTCAATCCTTGACTTCGACGGTGCTAACTACTTCACCATCCTCGGCGCTCAGGCTGACAGCCTCGACATTACGTTCGGCGCAGAAGCCGCAGCTGAGGGAACGGTCAAGTTCTTCGCCAACCCTTACACCTCGGCAACGACTGCTCCAACGCCATTTAGCGCACCAAGCCTGTCAGCCGTCCACATGATTCCTGCTTGGGACACGACCATCACCGTTGGTGGCACTGTCTACAACTACATCTCAGACGGTCAGTTGACGCTCTCACGCAAGACGGCTCCAATTTTCACGATGGGCGCTCAGGCTCCTTACGTTAACTTTGCTGGCCCACTCGAAGTGAGCGGTAAGTTCACCGCAGTCGTCAACAGCCAGACCGACCCTTGGTCAACCGGCTCAGGTGCAACGGCACTTACTCGCTCGCCTCAGACGTTGGTCATTACGTTCACCGACCCCAACGACAGCCAGTCGGCTACGCAGTACTCCATCAGTTTCACGATGACGAGCGCACAGTTCCAAAACGTCAAACGCACACGAGGCAAGTCGTACACTGAAGTAGAGGTTGAGTTTGTCGCTAACGCCGACTCAACTGACGCCACTTCGGGTTACTCGCCAATTCAGGCCAACGTAGTCAACGCAACTTCAACCGCTTACTAAACCAACTAACAAGGGGACACCATGCCAGCAGTTAACTTACCTAACAACCAGTCAGCCATCCTTTACAGCAAGGACGAGATTACCGAGCGCACCAATCGGGCAATTAGTCGGGCGTACATGAAGGCGGCTGGAACCGCAGCCAAGTTGTCAAATCTCGGTTTCGACGACACCAAGCCTGAGACCTGGACTATCTTCGCTGAGATTAGCGACGACGACCAGGCCAACCTTGACGGCTACCAGGCGACGATGATTGCTGGCATGGTGAAGAGTTGGTCACTAGGCGACCTACCAACGACAGACTCGGCTCTCGATCTACCGAAAGCCATCTTCGACGAACTATCGAAGGCGTGCGCTGATATCTACAACGGCGTGACTGACTTCTCGCCAGACCCCGACCCAAAAGCGCCTACCGCCGACTAGCACGACTAGAGGCGGCACTTAAAGGCCAAGACGCTGAAGTTGACGCTGAAGTGTCCAACCTGTTCCGAGAGTACCAATTCCGCAAAACGTTCGGTGGCTCGCACGAGGACTACCTATCCCAGCCCAGGGAGATAACTGACTGGCTACTCGAAATCGAGAAGGTCATGAACGAGGTTCGCAATGGCTGACATTGTTGAGGGAATACCCCAGTTTGACAAAGCTTTAGAGGACATAATTCTCAGGGTCAACGAAGCGGCTCTAGAGTTTGTCAAGCGTGGCGCTGAAGAAATAAAGATTGCAGCTCAGAAGCGCATCTCGGGAAACTCAACCGACAAGTGGCACTCAACGGCGTGGCCTGTTCCTACTCGCTGGACTGGCAACCTCGCCAACTCTATCTACATGGACTCAGCGACCAGCGACGGCAGGGGTACTGCTCAGTCAACCACCGGCCCTCACACCGTCTACGGACGACGCATTGAACTGGGCTATCACGGAACAGGTCAGTTCCCTTATTACACGACCAGGGCATTCCCTTACCTGCAACCAGGTATCAAGGACGCTATGCCTGCGCTTGACCAACTATTCACTGAAACCGTAATCGCCGCTCAGGAGGCTTAACATGGCAGGTCTACTTCCACCAGTAATCGCCACGCTCATAGCCGACACCAAAGAGTACATGGCGAAGATGACGGAAGCCGAAGCCAAGATGAAAGAGTTTGGCGATACCTCGGACACCACCGGAACCAAAATCGGCAACTTCACCAACAAAGCCTCGTCAGCAATCCTGGGTCTTGGCGCTGCTGTTGGCGTGTACGCAGTAGACCAGGCGTACAAGTTTCAAGAGTCACTCGACGGTATCCAAAACCAGACCAACCTGACTAAGACACAAGTTGACAAACTTGGCGATTCAATCATCAAAATCTCCGACGCCACTGGTATCTCTACGTCGCAGTTGTCTCAGTCAGTAATCATGATTGAACAGGCTGGCATCAAGGGCAAGAAGGCCGTCACACTTCTCAACGACGCATCCGAAGCCGCCGTAATCACTAAGACCTCAGTTGCCGACACCACCAAGGCCATCGTCGCAGCTCAGACTTTGCAGATTGCCAAGGGCATGGACGTGACCAAGTTGACCGGCATCTTGGTCAAGGGTTCTAAAGAGTTCGTTGGTGGACTGTCTGCCGAAGAAAAGATGCTTTCAGGCCGAGTCGGTGTAGCACTTGCAAACTACGGCATCAAACTAAAGACGGTCATTCCTTTGGGCGCAGAGTTCGCCAAGGTTGGACTCCCTACTCGCTCAATCTCATCGTTTGTCAGTTCGCTCGGCAACCTTCAAAAGCCACTTACCGACAACAAGGGCAAGTTGACCAGTTACGCCCAGGGCCTCGACAAGGTTGGACTGAGCCAGCAAAACCTTGCTTCTGATCTACGCAAGGGTGACATAGTTGGCATCCTGACCCAAATCAAAAAGGTCGCTCAGGAATCAGGCGAGCCACTTTCACAGGTGGCAAACGCAGTGTTCGGCACGTCTGGCGGAGGAACCGCATCGGTTCTCGTCAAGAACTTGCAAGACCTTGTGACACTTCAGACTAACCTAAATGGCGCTGGCGCAACGTCGCTCTCCGACGCCTTCAAGAACGCCTCACAGCAACTCGGGCCACAGCTCAAAATCTTTGAAACCAACCTGCAAAACGCACTTATCCCACTGGGCAAACTAATCCTTCCTGTTGCCAGTGACGTGCTGAGTTGGGTCGAAGGACTTGCTAACGCCATTAAGAACCACCCACTTCTTAAAGACATTCTCGGTGGCGCTGCAATCGCAACGTTCGCAACCGCTCTTGCCCTCAAGGTACAAGGCGCTATGAAGGCCGTGTTCAGCGCAGGGTCAGATATATACGATGGCATCAAAGCAGTCTTGGGCAAGTTCGGAATCGGTAGCGGTTCTCAGGCACTTCCTATTGAAGAAAACACTACAGCACTAGAAAACCTGACCGCAGCAATCACCGAAAACGGAATCGGCGGAGCAGCTGGAGGAGCCGGAGCCGCCGGAGGAGCAAGCGCAGCAGACGTGGCAGGTGGAGCAACTGCCGGTTCCTTCTTGGGGCCTGGTGCGCTCGCACTTGGAACATTCGCTTTGGGCTATGAACTTACTAAGGGCAAGACCGAAGATGTTTCTAAGGACGCTATTGCCAAGTTCTACGGCGCAAAGGTTGGCGACGAAATCTGGAAGAACATTTCTAACCAGATGAAAACTGGCCAGCAATTTACAATGAACAAAGTCACAGGAGCTATTAGTCAAGTAACAAGCACTCGTGCTCCTGTTACGTTTGGCTTCACCCCCCGAACTGGCGCTCAAGAATATGAGACAGCTCGTAGCGGTAAGTCGTTCGTAACTATAAAGGTGACCAAGTAATGTCCAACACATTCGACTCAATCGGCAATCAAGATATAAGCATCGAACTGGAAATTAACGTCATCATTGCCGCACTTGTTGAAAGCCCAGCATTTGTGAACGCTGTTCGCAACATCATCTTGGCTGACGTGCGCAGGATGGGCAACGCCTTCGGCAAGTACGCCCAGGCATCCGCACCAACCGCAACGACTAACAAGAAGCGAATCTCCTAATGACACAAATCGCATCGCTCCCCACGCTGTCGGTTCAGATTGCCTTCAACCCGACCAACGTCATCAACCCAACCCAGACCTGGACGGACGTGACTGCCTACGTTCGAGACTTCACCACGAAGTCCGGTAAGCAGCACTACCTTGACCGAGTTGAGGCCAGCACTGTTCAGCTCACGGTCAACAACCGAAACGGCTTCTTCCTGAACGGCACGACCAACGGCACTGGATCTGTTGTCTCGGTGCGTCTGCCCATCAAAATCACGGCGACGTGGAGTGGCACGACGTACCCAGTGTTCTACGGTCTCATTGACTCAATCGAAGAAAAGATTGGCGACGAACTGAACACCGACCTGGTTATCCAGGCCAGCGACTTCATCAAGTACCTGTCGCTCTCGGTGCTGTCGGACATTAACTTCTGGCAGACCAACGCCATCACGACCCCTGGCGATATCCTGCGCTGGTACGAGTTCAATCAGATTCCTTTCACAATCACTGGTGCGAACGTCGTCGCTAACTACCCATCGGGCAACGGTAGCAAGATTACCTACGCTTGCAATAACAACTTCGCAACAGGCCAGACAGTCATTGTCTGTGGCTTAACGTCGCCAACTGGCTACGATACGGTCAACGGCGTCTACACCGTCCTGTCGGCTACGGCCTCGACGTTTACGGTTGAAAGCTCATGGACTACTAGCGAGACGTTCACCATTGCTGGCGCTTCGGGTA